CTGAAAATATCTACAGTATCGGCTGGAAGCTTAGGTGGTCTGATCGAAGAGTTATAATTCGTTCGTTGTATAATAAACATTATCGTTGTAACAAGAAATGGATGATAATGTTTATACGTTAGCTTTTGCTGCAGCCATAGTATTTGTAGTATGGAAGGTTATAGAAAGAAAGTATATTCGGAAAGATACATTGGTACCGAAGGTACTTGTAAGTGATGGCATTGGTGTTTTTGTTGCAGTTTCTGCAGCGGGTTATATTAGTGACTATATCATTCAGAAAACATCTCAGACTGTTGGTGTTTTCACTAATGAGCCTGACTTCTGAACAAGGCATGAAAGATCATCTATGTTGTGAATATGTAGTTTATCTAGCTTCTCCTTAGAGCATTGAAATTGTGTGAACAATGGTTCATTAGCTAGTACGTTGTGGGGCTCTAGTCCAGTTACACGACGTGCGATCATCTTGTATAATTTGAATCCAGGATATCTCTCTTCCCCAGTGGTCTTGTACAGAATGTTTTTTCCTTGTTCATCTTGACACCATCGCATTACTAATTTTTCTAGATCAGAAAGATTGCTTGTGTCTTTTGGGGGAGAATGGAAGAAGAAATCAAATAGGGAACATCCCAACCTACAGAGGTCAAAAGATTTGTTTGGCAGCACAGTAGGTTTGTTGTGATCATAAAATGGCTCACAATTATATTGTCCATCTGCATCTTCTCCCTTTTCAAAACTGTCGCTGGCAAATATTGTTCCATTATAGGTGAATATGCTGCGACCAAAATCAATAATCTTGAATATCTTCCCGAATGTTGGTACTTTGTAATGCTTTCCACCTATCTTGTAGCACAAAAAGGGTTGTTCGGTGTGTGTCCACATTACATTACTGGTATGTAGATCATTATGAGTGAAGTCAATAGTTTTCTGGAGTGCGGCTAAGCTTGCAACAGTTTGGAACAGTGCAGATGCCCATTCTTTATCAGAGGGTGATGATTCTGTTATTAGTGATTCAAGGGTAGCTTCAAGTTTTTCGAGAAAGATAGCTGAACAAGGGAATTTGTCTATACGACAGAATGCATCCTCTTCAACATATGAGTCATCATCAGTAATATCTGAGTTATCACTGTATGATTCGCATGTTGACGATTCATCGCTTTCTGTGTCACTTGCTTCTGAATCACTAGGTTCTGAGTCAGGGGCACTAGCTTTAATGAGTTCTATTACTCCTGGAGTTGTAGTATTTAGGGTTGATTGTTGTGGTGTAAATACATCATTGTATAGGATTGATGATTCTATGTCTCCTAATGAGCATAAATTGCCCATTTTGATTTGTGGTTTTACTGATAATGTGTCTTTCCGGAAAGGAAAGGCCCCCTCTAGTACAAATTTTGAGCCGAGATTATTCGTAAAAAAGTTAGATTCGTAGGCATCGTCAATGTCATCTGTGATCATGTACCTGTAGTTTTTTTTAACCCCGATGAATGACCCATAGAACTTCAGGAAGTTTGGGATACCAGTTGTGGCATTGAGATGTGTTGTTAGCAAGGAACACAGCATATCAATATATGAACTATTGGTGGTTCGTGTTGCTTTAGGGTGAGTATGTGACTCACCACCAAAGCGGGGGAGTCCTTCGATGTCTTCAGATGTATAGCATCCAGAAATGTGTTTTAGAGGATCAAGCACTGGAGAGAATTTCACAAATGCATCTGTATCTCTCGTTAATTTATTACCATCTGTTATTGTGATTGTGTAGTGTGTATCTCCATGCTTGGTTTTGATCCCGGTAATATTCTCTGGTGTCGCAAATACCACATTACGAGCATTAGATGATGTCATGTCAAAGAAGAGTTCATGTATTGGGTTGTAATTTTGTGGCGATAAGAGACCAGTAGTCTCAGCTAGAGATGAGAGTAGTGACTTATCTTTTGATTTCCTATATGTTATAGTGAATGGCATTGGTCATACATAAGGATATAAACTCAAAGTTTAAACACAGTCTTTCGTTCTTCTTGGAGTGGGTTAATGTTTTACTACTACAAATGACGCTTGCCCTAAAGAGATTCGACATGAAATCAATCAAGTTCTCTCCATCCGAGCAAAGTAGTGGTCCAGTCATAGTACTAATTGGACGTCGTGACACGGGGAAGAGTTTCTTGGTGCGAGACTTATTATACCACCACCAGGATATACCGGTAGGAACTGTGATATCTGGGACTGAAGCGGGTAATGGTTTTTACGGTAAAATCGTTCCTAAGATGTTTATCCATGAAGAATACCAAAGTGTTCTGATAGAGAATGTCCTTCAACGTCAGAGGATAGTTCTCAAGGAATTGAAGAAACCTAGGGTGATATCTGGTAACATTGACCCACGTTGTTTTGTAATTATGGATGACTGCCTATATGATGACAAGTGGACAAGGGATAAACTGATGCGGTTGTTATTCATGAATGGTAGGCATTGGAAAATCATGCTTGTTATTACTATGCAGTACCCACTTGGTGTGCCTCCAAATCTTAGGACAAACATTGACTATGTCTTCATTCTGAGAGAACCTGTCTTGTCGAACAAGCGGCGTATCTATGAGAACTATGCTGGTATGTTCCCAACATTTGAATCATTCGTTCAGGTTATGGATCAGTGTACTGAGAATTATGAGTGTTTGGTGATCGATAATAATGTGAAATCAAACAAGTTGGAAGACTCTATATTCTGGTATAAGGCTGAAGCACGTAGCGATTTTCGCTTAGGTTCTAGAGAGTACTGGGATCTCTCTAGGAACATGGACTCTGATGATGATGATGGTCCTACATTTGCTAGTGCAACGGCAGGTCGGAAGAAAGGACCTGCTGTTACTGTTAAGAAACATGGCAGTGGTTCATGGTAATCACATAGATGGTACTTTTATGGCCTGTACTGAAATTAGAACTATTTTGTCTTTTTTGTAGTCATATTCGCAATCATGGTCTTCTGGGAGACGATGTTTAGAACAAAAGCTTTTGGTACACCTGCATGTGATTGTCTTATCTAGCACTGATAGTTTTGTTTTACATCCGAGACAACAACATCTGGTTTTCTTTGACATATATTAAGTATAGAATCTACTCTATTAGATTTTCCGATTGATGTTACCATTCATGAGTTCGGCTTCAATAGATGCCGATGCATTTTTGTATGTATCACCAGCAACCTCCTGTAGGGTTGTGAGTCCTACTGCAGGTCCGGTTGAAAAGAGATTCCCAGCATCATCGATGTCCTGAGTGAGTGTTTGTCCGGTCTCAGCAGCTCGCTTCTTGTTTTCAGCGATAGCATCCTTCTTCGATTCTCTTACACGTTCTTCAAACTGTTCCTTAGCAGCACTTTCTGACTTCTGCTTTTCCTGCATAAGTCGGTTCTGAAGACCTTCAAGATACTCTACTCGCCCCGTCTTGTATGCTTCAGGGTCCCATGGCATCCAAGTTCCTACTTCACCAACAAGGATATTGTGTGCATTATCCATTCTCCTTAGGGTTTGGGCTCGGATTTCTGCCTCCTCTTGTGTTCCATATGATCCACGGATCTTAAGCGATCGCACAGAGGTCTGGAAATCATGAGCCTTATCGAACTGTGTACAAAGTCGCTCATCATTCTGTTCGACAAATGTCTTAAATTCATCTGTGATGTCTGATCCAGCAAGGCTTTCCTTTTCCTCGAGGACATAATTCTCAAAGTCGGAATTCAGAGTTGTAAGATCTAGTCCATGCCTGTAGGAAACGAAGGCTAAAAACTGTGTGAACTTATCGATACCTTTGCGTAGTTCATAAGTCTTTAGGAATTGTTCAAAGAAGAAATGCTGTTTATTCTTCAAAATGTTCTCAGGGGATACAAATGAGAGACATACAAACTTCTGCCCTGCGAGGGCAGGGTCCTGATCTAGCAAATCAACGTATCTAGGGTTGACAGAACCATCTACAAGGGTTGGTTGTTCAACAGTAGCTGGCATATAGTTGATGGATGATCAAAGAGGTTTAAGCCCTTTAGGGCTGGACTATGTGTTTTTTTCTGTACGGAGGTTATAAATGGCTAGTAACGCACTTGGAAACTACTTTGACATTGGTTCTCTAATCACTCGCCTCATCAAGTACTTAGTTGAGGGCATTGTCATTGCAATTGCTGCTTACTCTATTCCCAAGAAGCAGATCCGTGTCGATGAAGTTGCACTCATCGCTTTGGTGGGTGCATGCACATTCATCATCCTTGATGCCTACGCACCACAGATTAGCGGTGCAGCCAGATCTGGTGCAGGATTTGGCATCGGTGGTAATCTGGTTGGTTTCCCCGGTAATGTATTGAAGGTCTAAGCTAACACTATGTTGTCCTTATTGAAAAGAACTACATAGTGGGAATAAATGTCCATCCCAAATCTTTACATATTTTACGCCATACGGCATCTTGTTCTATTCTTTTGATGGGATCCTTCAGCATAGGAAAATGTTTAAGGAACTGATTCTCTTTCAATAATTCACACATCTTATAGAGGACATAATAGTAATTGAGGAAGTTGACTCTATAGTCAGGACAATGTTTAGCATATTGTTTCTCAACTTCCAAGAAGAGACTACATAACTTTTCCTCTAGTCGTGGAGACATTACAGGTGGTTTTATTCCAAGTTTGTCTTTGATAAACGGAATATGCTCATAGTACTTATTGTAGTTAAGCTTCTTTAGAATATCCTTCGTTTTTTGGTTAGTAAGGTCTGAAATACGCATTCGCTCTTTCTTTACTTGGTGCTTTATGGCAATTATAACTTTTTCAGGGATTTGGGTTGTTTCTTTGGCTTGGAACTGTGCTAGGATCTCTCTGAAGTGATTTATTCGTTTGTAAGCATAGAAGCAGACTTCTTTAGGGGGTTCCCTGAATGATGGTTTTTCGTGTTCGACTATGTACTTTGTTTGGACTCCACAACGCCTGCATATTGACACACCTTCGCTTATAACAGGGACCAATTCACCACCACATGTACACTCTGTTACATTGACAATGTACTTATCTATAGAGAAGCTTTCCACGTCATATTTCTCCATATATTGCTCCGTCTCCGATGTATTAGTAGATTGCTCTTCACGATGACCATAAAAGAAGGAAGTCAGTAACTTTTTGTTATTGCTACCTCCATCAGAGACTTCTTTTTTGTTCTCGAAATAGCTGAATACATGCGAAGAAGAATCTAGTAAGTACTTTTGGCGACGATTATTAAGGAGTCGTTCTTTTTTGGTAATTGAACGAAGTTTTTTAGCAGAAGTCTGGGATGAATGGTCTATAATTGTATCCTTTTCTCTTTCAAGTATCTCTTTTTCTAGAGCAAAGCTATTAAGTATCTTCGTATGAAGGGTATCTAGGGTAGGTTGGTGTTTAATCTCTTCTTTCGATGAAGGTGTTGGTTTAAACATATCTTCGTATACTTTTGTTGAGTGACCTTCTGTTTAAGCGGAAAGTTCCCATTCGCAGTTTCTCTCTTTCCAGTAAGCTATGTTGGATTCTGTTCAAAGACAGAAGGTAGTTCTGTTCGTTTTTAGTGCATTAGATGATGGATGGTCTGTGAAGAAGCAAAAAGAACAATACGTGTTTAGCAAACCTCATGAAGGGAAGAAGGAGGTGTTTTCCAAGGATTTCCTCTATGAATTTATCGATAAACACGCAAGAATTCCGGATGATATGTAATCAGGGCGTTCTTTTAGGACAAATTCGCGGAATCTTTTCTTTAGCAATAGTATAGAATGGGTGGAGGATTAATGCAACTTGTAGCTTACGGCGCTCAGGACGTTTACCTCAC